CCTTGTAGATTGTTCTAACGATCTCTCTGTTGATTTCCGCAAGGATCTCAGTTGAAAGAATGTTAGCAAGTTCTGCTTCTGCATCTAGACCATGGATCGCCTTCAAGTCTTGAGCAAGTTCTAGACTGTACTCTGCCTTTAGAGCTCTTGACTTCGCAGTCACGCTGACCTTCTCGATTGAGAATGCCATCTCTCTGAAATCGTTAGAAGTGGTGTTATCACCTAACTTTTCAGAGTCTTGAGTCTTGAATCCTTGTCCAACTGAGTAAGCGTTAGCAGCACCACCATTTAAGATAGATGGGTTTGAACCGCCTTGTGCAGTTGTACCGAAACCAACAGATGTTCCACCGTCAGTAGCTCCTGTGTAATCACCTTGATCAAGTGATGCAGCAGAGTTCTGAGCAGAGAACGCTGAATCTGGTTCGTTGAATAATGCTTCTGTTCCGTTCTGATTGTCGAAGCGTGATCTCATTGCGAAGATCAATCCTGTAGGACCGTTCATTGGTTGAACACCTGCAAGATCGTATGCCACCAAGTTAGGCATTGCTCTTCTAATCAATGAGATTAGAACTGGGTCGAAACCAGCAACAGGACCACCAACTGCAGCACTACCAGAGAAACCTGGATTACCTGTGCCTGATGGGTCTGTGTTTACTGTAGGAGGTGCTTCTGATAAGAATGCTCTCTCCTCTCTTAAAAATCTTTCTTGGTTTTCTAGAAGTTGTGCGGTAACTGCTCTCCTATGGTTGTCCTTGATATTCTCAAGTCCTTCGGCCTCTAGGAGGGGTTGCCACTTCTTCTGGAGTTGTCCAGAGTTAAACATTTTTGGCTCCCTTGATTTAGGATAAAGTTTGAATTAATTTATTGGAACTGAGTCACTGCTTTTAGATACGCTTCCATCGCTGGAGATACGTCTTCACCGACAGGTGCGTCCTCAGAAATGACCTCTTGGGTTTCGGATACAGGTTTCTTAGCAAAGTAAGATTCCTTCAGTGTACCGAGTTTTTCCCTGTATTGTTCTTCACTCTCAAACTCAACACCTTTAGATAACTCGGCAAGCTTCTCTTTCTGTGAAAGTGCTAGTCCTTCGCTAACTTCGTCAAGGATGTTGTCAGAAACAGATACAGATAGTTGCTTGGTCAAAACAACATTGTTATCGATCTGTTCATTAAGTTTAGTCTCCATTTCATCTAGTTTGCTGACCATTGCCTCTAATACATCATATTTCTCTTCAGGGATTGATACATAATGTTCTTCAAAGAGACCTTTTAGGCCAGTCATGAAGGATTCAGAGAGTTCCCCTCTGATTCCCGACTCTACCGCCAATCTGTTTTCTTCCATCCATTCGGATGCAACATAGTGGAGGTAAGCGTCTACTCGTTCTTGTAACGCAGACTTGTACTGACCAATTTCCTCATCAATACGAGCTTGCTGTGATGCTACAAGCGATTCCTTTACGTTTGCAATTTTTGATTTGATAGTTGCTTCAAAAATTGTACGTGCTTTTTCTTGGAAGGATTCTGATAGTTCCTCGCCTTCAAATAATGCTTTCACATCATCTGATAGATCGATAGTTTCATCTTCCTGAACTTCAGCTTCCGCTACGGTTTCACCTTCTGGTGCTTCTGCCTCTTCATTGGCACCTCTACCATATCCAGATGATTTCATACCATCTTTTTGGTTACCGAGAGGACCGTCTTGATGAACTGCACCAGCAGAACCTTTAAAATGAGCGTCACCCGTTTGAGCAAATGCAGCACTAGGTGTCTTCAGTTTGTTACTGTTATCGTCGGGTTTGCTATTTTGTGGTGTAGGACCTCCTAAGTCTTCTACTCCTGTTCCGCCCGCATCGGGCACATAATTTGGAGTGGTTGGCATGGAGTCTGCTTTAGCAGCACCCTTAGTAACCTGGTTCTCCATTTCATGTAGTTGTTCGTTCGCAGCCATTGGTTAATTCCGTAGTATCCTAAGAATTTCTTTTATTATTTATAGAATTATAGATCCTGCAAGAACTTTTGGAAAAGCATAAGCTTATGTTCCTCAAGTTTTTTCTGATCCACGAGGGTATTTATTGTCTTTTTAACGGAGGTTAAATTCCTCTCACGAAGAACGCTACCTTCCCATACCCATTCCTTGCCTTCCATTACGCCATCTACAAAAGCGTCTGGTGCACTGGGGTCTGCTACAATATCAGCAGCAGTTGCAAGCATGAAGTCTTCTCCAACATAAGAGACACCTTCATGTTGACTGATAGATCCCATACCTCTAGATGAAACACCTAGTTTTACACCATCAGCAAGAAGCGATTCTGCGATCTTACCCATAGGTGTTTTTAGGATCTGTGCTTTACCCATAAAATTATTACCCTCTTGTTGAAGAGAAACAATCTTATGTGATACACGATCTAAATTAATTTGCGGTCCATCGGGGTGACCTAGTTCACCTAGTGCACGTCCTTTAGATACAAACTCATCGCTATATCTTTTGACTTCTTTTACCATAGTGGCAATCGGATAGCAACGTTTGTTGCGATTGACTACCTCTGCCTGTAAAAAAGGTCCTGAGATATAGAGAGTCTTCTTCCCGTCCTTTTCTTCAGTAAGAATATCTACTGATTCTATTTCTTCTGAAATTAACTTCATCCTATTCCTACCTCATGTAAGTGTAATGTACATCCTGAAGCAGTTTCTGGTGCTAACCTAAAAATCACTGACTTCTCTATAAAAGCAGAACCAGTGAAATCCGCTAGTGCAGAACTATTTGCGGTCACTGTAACAGTCTGTTGATAATCATTCCACTGTTGCGGAGATGAAACAGCAGTAACTGGTACGTGTGCAATAAGTGAATTCCAAGCACCGACATCTGCACCACTCATGGTTACATAGTCACCTACTCGAATCTTACTATCTGGATGATTTAATGTTAGGACTGTTGAAGTTCCTTTTGCAGCAGAAGTAACAGTTCCCCTTGCAGGGTGACCGTATCTGTAAAGGAATGAATCTCCTTTTGCTACATGGAATGATCCAACACCTGCTTGGTTTGCTGTATTACATACCGCAATGTGACCAGCAGCTTTAGCGTCTGAACATACCACATAGACTACACCAGTTTTAATGGTCTTTGCTCCAGTGACTGCAGACGTTGCATTAGCACTAGACAACTCACCATAATCAGTGACTAGTGACAGTGGGGTACAGCTCATTCTTCTTCCTGTTCGGGTTCTTGTTCAACTGTATCAACTGGATCTACCTCCGCTTCTGGTTGCTCGAAACCATCACCTACCTCAGGTAAGGGATCTCCCTCATCAGGTATCTCATCTCCAAACATGCCCACAGCAATATCAGGAGTAATCTCTTCTACATCAGAAGCTGTTTTTGCATAAAGTAAACTTTTAATAGCATCAGCGACTTCCGAAGATGGAGCATCGCCAGCCATCATATCAATTAATTCAGCAGAATCCATATTTTAGTAAAACACTTATGTGTATTTATATCTTGGCTTTCTTGATATTTATTTCAGGTGCCTCTGTGCTACCTCCGTTCTTAGCACCATCAAGGTCTGGTTCCTTACTGTTCTTACCTAATGATGCTGATTGATTTGCTACCTCAGTATCAATAGCACCTTGCATTAGTTGGTTCTGAGTTTCTAATGGTACTCCCATTCCCATTTCATTCTCTTCTTCCATCTCTGCTGCCATCTCTTCTATCTCTTCATCTGTCTGACGTAAAACCTTACGCTTGACATAATCTCTTGAGTAGTATGTGCCGATGTAAGGTTCGATAGCAACCATAATATTGAGACGCTCAGTCATCAACTCGTGGTCTTTGAGTTCTGCAAAGTGGTTGTCATACTTGTAATCAAACTGTATGTGCTCTGCCATCTTACTCCAGTCTTCTGGAGTAACGATGTTCTTGAGAACTAACTGTGTCTTCAGTAGATCAACGAATAAACCACTAAATCTCTTACGTAGTCTACCTACAAACTTACTGAACATTAGTTCGTCACGTAAGATTTCGGAAGATCTACCTAGGTTGAATCCACTATCACCTGCACCAGATACCCTAGAATCAGGTACATTCAATGCACGATATAATTTTCTTTGGAAGTATTCTATGTCACTTAATTCACCTAAGTTTTGTCCGCCTGGTAATGTAGAGATCTCTGTTCCTCTACCACCTTCTCTACGTGGTAACCAGAAGTCCTCTAACATAGACATGAACTTCTTGTCATCTTTGATCTCACCTGTGTTAGCGTCATATACTAACTTGTTACGATACCTCATCATCACATCACGGAGGTATTGCTCTGCCTTGACCTTAGGTAAATTACCAACGTCAATATAGAATATTCTTCTCTCAGGTGCTCTTGATAATCTGTAGATGACGAGAGAGTCTTCAATCATACGTAACTGATTGAGTCCCTTGATTGCCTTGTGTAGATATGATAGTGTAAGTTTTTTATTTCTATCTACTAAACCTGAGTGTACATATGTGATTGAATCCTTTGCAATTTTTACACCCTTACCTGCAACAGATCCAAATTTCTGTGCCATACCTTGTGGGTAGTAAGTATAGAACTCAGTTACCTTGGTATCTCTCTGAATAGTTTGCTCACCTGAGTATGGTAATACAGGAATACCTTCTGCTCCTCTAGCACCTTTCTCATTTTTATTTTGTACTCTCATCAACTTGATCTTGAGAGCATCAATATATCTTAGTTCTTGAATACCTTCTTCTGGTTTTTGTAAGTCAATTACTTTATGATAATGAAGTCTACCATCAACATACCAATTTCTAAAAATCTCATGTGACTTCTTATCAAATGACAACAAGTCTTTTATATACTTGAATTCATCTCTTACGACACGCTTGAGTTTATCACTTACATTTAGATTATCTAAGTCTATCTCTACAGGACTGTCATTAGTATCGGATACAATTGCTTCATTGACCACATGCTCGATAGCAGTATCACACTCTGGGTGATGTGCCATATCACGGTATCTCTTAATAATATCAAACTCAGTACGAAAGACACCTTCAATGTCAACGTACTGACCATAGAAACCCGAAGATAGAAAATAATCAGCCCCATCCTCATTATTCTGAGGAACTGGGCTGATTACGCCTTTGGGTTTTTTGGATTCATCTTCAATTGAGAAACCAAAAAGCTTGGCCATAATATTGTTTCCCCTAGTTTTACGTATTTATTATACCACAGAATCTTGATTATTGGCATCATATGCTTCCCACCACTGCACCTGAAGTGTTACCTGAAACTCTTCAATTGCATCTTGTGTATCATATGATAACTCAATAGCACTCACTGCAGATGGCCAACAACCTCTCATGTTGTATCTACGTAATACTGGAAGTGTAGCACCACTTTGATCTCCACGAGTGTTGAGATCTGTTTGTGCACGACCTAACTGGTTTACTCTCCAATCAGCGAAGTAGTCTGAAGGAGTGATAGTACCAGATCCGTCAGATACTTTGATGATGAAGTTTGCCCAACGCTCAAATGCTTGACGTAGTTTGAAATCACCATCGTTTACAACGGTGATTGTCCAAGGATCGAATCTACGATCACCTGCAACTTTGAGTTGTCTTCCTCTGAAAGGAACAATCACTTCAGCGATGTTAGACGCTGGTAACTGTGCTCCTTTGATCATCATACGATGAGTAGTATTCTCTATCTCATCGTCGAATATACCTACACCAGATGGGAAGTCCATTTCCACCTCAAAGAGGTTAGGACGAGCACCACCTTGTGCTAATCTGGTTTTGAAAGAGTCAATTGATCTTTCGTTGTTTGGAACTGAGAAAATGTTCTTGTCTAATGCCATAATTGTGGGAGTCTCCTATTAAACAGTTCCTACAACTTCACTGAAGGAAACTCCAGTTCTTGTAGCAACAAAGGTTAGACCAATGAAGTTGATTGATCTTGCTGGCTTCACGAAGATGTCAGCAATGAACTCATTGCGATCAATAACATCAGGAGTGTTATTGGTATCATCACAAACAAGTAGGAAGTCCTGAATTCCTCTCTTCGCTTGAACATCCCTTAGGAATGGTTCAACGATATTTACGAAGTTGGAACGAGTTCCAGCATCGTTGAGTTCAAAGAGCACTGACTTAGCAGCGTTCTCGATTGCTTGCTCAATAGTGATGAACAATCTTCTTACGTTGATTCTGTCAAATGCAGACTCAAATGAAAGACCTGTCTTGTCACCAAATAGTACGATGCCATCGCCAGGTTTAGATGTGATTGGGTTGATTCTATTAGAATACAACTGGTCTCTTGCATCCTGACCAGGATTGAATGCTAGTTTGATAGCAAAGTTCAATCCACCTCTTTGTAAACCAGCAGGTGAGAACCAAGGGAAGAAGTCTCTGTCTGTTCTTACCATACAACCTGCTACGTCTGCAGAGGTAGGCATGAAAACAAACTTCTTATTGAATCTATCGTATACGTACTGGTAACCAGAATCAAATACAACGTATGATGATGAAGTTAGTGGTGCAAAGAATGATAGAACATTTTTTAGTTGATCTGCAGCACTTGCTACGTTTACAACTGATCCTCTGTTAGGTGATATCACCGCAACTGTGTCCTTCCTACCCTCTGCTAATTGTATTAGTTTATTTGCTTTTGCTTGCTCTTCTTCTTTTGTTCCAGAGCATCCACCTTGAAGTAAGAATCTAATATCACTGTCTATTGGATCAGCAAACTTATCATATGAATTTAGAATGTCTCCTAATGGAGCATTGTAAAGTCCTACACCTGTGTAATCAAGACCACCTGTTAGATCGTACTTGACATTACCGATGGAACTGAACTTGACGTTCTTCGCTTCTTGACCCCATGCAGCAGCATTATTTGATACCCCAGTGAAACCTGAACTAAATCCAGATTTTATTGGAGCTGTGCCCCATGTAGTATTTGTTCCGTAAGTCAGTGAGTGACCTGCGAAGATATACTCTGAGTTATCAGCAAGGTACTCTTTATAGTAGATCTTTTCACTAGCTGCTGCTGTAGCATCAGATGCTTTAGATAAGTTCGGGAACTTCTCTAGAACTGATCCGACATCTCCTGTTACTCCACCACCTGCATCTATAACAACAACGTGAAGAGCATCGTTTGAGCCATCTCTTCTAGTTACGTAGTTATTTGTTCTTGGTTTGTTGAGTACAGACTTCCAAGATAAAGTAGTAAGGTCTGATCCACCATCAGCAACACTGGTAAGAATGTTCTGTTGATTGTACCAATCTACTGAAGTTATCGTAGAACCAAATGCAGTGGTGCTTCCACTACCATTGACGATGTTCAGTCTTTCTCCTGTCTTGAACTCGTACTGTGAATTCTGTTGATAATCTACTAATGTTTCTGTTCCACCTATTACTGTACTTACAACCCTTACATCAAATGATGTTGCAGTCTTTGCAGTAACAATACCTTTTAGTATACCTGTTGCTGCTGCAGTTGTACCAACACCAACAGTTGTTCCTGTTAGATGTTGAGTAACACCAAATCCAACTGTTACATTAGATGCTATTGTACCTGATTGTAAGGTAGGTGTAATTGTTTGGTCTGCTGCGTTATCAATAACAGCAACCTTTATATTTTCTGCCCAGTGACCTGGATTCTTTGCTGCAAATAACCAAGTTGTATCATCTGCTTGGTTGTTTACGTAATCATCGTATCCTTCCAAGAGAAGTGTGATGCTTGCAGATGCAACACCTGCGTTTGCGGTATTCAGATCACCACCAGCACTACGAACCACATCCAACTTACCACCATAGGATAAGAAGTTTGAGGCTGCATACCAAGTTTCATAATGATAATCTGTTGTTCCTACACCTGGTGTTCCAAAGACCTCAACTAATTCTTTTTCATTATTAATTCTGGTAATCTCATTTACTGGTCCTTTCTTAAACGGAGCAGCAATACCACCAACTACATTGAGTGTGAAGTCCACGCCACCACGAGTAAGATCGACCTCTCTTACTGAAATACCTGGAGATGCTAATCGAAGTGCCATTCTAACTCCCTGCTGTTCCCTAGATTTTGACTGAAATTATTTAGGATTTTTCGCTGCTACGAACGCTTTGTTGCTTGAAACTATTGGATAGTTCTATAAACTTATCACTAGGTTTGTATGATTCCAATGTCTCGTTATACCACCTACATGAGTTTACAAGCTCAAATTCAATACCATGTTTGTTTGCTATATCTCTACACTCTTGTATGTTGTTCTCATTATAATTGAAAATTATATAAGACCAAACAGTTTTGATTTTATACTTAGCACATCTCAACATCATCTCATATAAGAACTCACCATCTTGATTAAT